TCTTCTGATACTGCTCACCAGTGCGAAGTTTGGTCTTACGGGCTGTTCGAGTGATGCTGAGAGGTGTACGGAAGATCTGTGTGTAGTTGTACACCTTCACAGGATTAAGAGCGATGGCATCCGGCATCTCACCGCCCTCAGGGTTAATATTACCTACGATTTTGAAAGTATCGCAGTCTGACAGATCATGGTCAGGTGAGTTGTCATCGGCTTCAAGTAAACGAACACCAAGGACAGTGTTAGTGGTTCCACGAGATGCACTTACAACCTTACCAACCACATCAACTCGATAGTCAGAAGCATCACGGAGAAGAATTTGATGCCCTTCTCTGATTCTGTTACCGAGAGCAGTGGTGATAAGAACGTAGAGAACATCACCAGCCACTCCACCTGTAGCATAGGCAGAGGACATATCAGGTAATGTGAATACCCCTTGTACAGCGCCACCAACAGCAGTCTGTTCCTGAGTCCACCAATGAAACTGTGGATCATCTACAGATTCACTGCCCATCATAGACAGGATAGCTGTCAACGGAGCCATTCCGTTGGGGTAGAGATACATGATCTGTTGTCTCCAATTCATAGGACGCTGGTCAGCTACCCAGTCGCCAGTTCCTCTCATTCCAAGAAACATAGTTGATTACCTCCTTGTTATGAAGATTGTTTAATTATTAAACAATCTGTTTAGTTAAAGTTATGCACCAGTTGTCGGAGCCACGGTTGTAGGTGCTGCAGTAGTAGGTGGCTCGGTAGTCCCAGGCTTAGCAGTTGTGCTAAATCCAGGCCACACACCAGGTCCAGCTGCTCCAAGTGGATGCCAACAAAGTCCATCGCTGTAAAGCAGTACTCTGTCACATTTACTATTGAGCGAGATGTCACCAAGCCAGCACTCACTATCATTGTCGTCTGTGACAGTGATCACATTACCAGCAGTGACACGAGCTACAATAGAGTAGAAGCGGCCCTTAGCATCCGCCACAGGTGGCAAAGTAATAGTCATATTACCTGCACTAGCATCTGGACGCACTACATAGTCACGAGTGCTCATCTGCATGGTAGCAGCAGGATCAATAAACTTATCTACCACCTCTCGATAGTGTTGTTCGTTATTCTGTTCCAGTCCCATAAGTTAATTACCTCCCAAGTGATTTATTCATCTCTTCAATCTGAGATTGAGTTGATGTAGGTTCATTGACATTGTCTAGCCTCCCAGACTGTCCCTTTCTTCTTGGTAGTCTAGGAGGAGCCTCTTTACCTTTTTTCTTCTTTGGATCTGGCAATTCAAGTTTCTTACGAGCTAATGGAGCAACATCCTTGATTAGCTCATCGTAAGTCTTGTTAGGATTCTTTTCTACCAGTTCCTCAAAAGTTACTCCTACTACCTTCTTAAATGGTTCAAGATCTGGATTTTCCTTATAGAAGGTCTCTGTTGCCTTTTGTAAGGTTGTAACAGCTGTAACGACAGCAGGGATAGCAGCTATTATATCAGGAGTCTTATCCACCCCTTTTGTCTTAACAGCTTCTTGATAGATTTTGTTGAGAAGTTTATTCATTTCCTCCTTGTTCTCGCTAACATCTTCGAGATCAAGATCCCCTACAAAGTCGACGTCCTGTAAAGGAGCATCTGTAGTTGGAGGCTTTGTTGATGGAGCCTTAGTTTTAGGTACAGTTTCTTTATCTCCCTCAGCCAGTTTTTCCCTCAACTTACGAATAGTTTCATCCTTATCCTCTGGTTGATCAGTTGAGGGAGGTGCTGTCTTTGGAGCATCAGCTGGTGAATCAGTTGAAGGTGGATCTGTTTTATCATCCATAGGTGCATCAGTGGCAGGAGGATCTGTTTTGTCATCTTCAGGTACCTCAAAGCTAAATGCCTTATTCATCTCATCCACATCTTTTTGAATCTTTCTCAAATGCTCATCATTCATCGCTAACCTCCTTATCAAGTTTACGTTCTTCGATTTCAGCTTTCTTAATATCTTCGAATACATCTAAGATACTGAGAACATAGTCAACCGCCTTCCTTCTACCATTAAGATCTCCCATGTGTAAAAGGACGCTAGCTGTAGAGGGATTCTCAGTAGCAGCATCATCGACTATTGCATCCTGCTCCAAAGCAAAGCCTTTCTTCCAAGCTTCTAATTCTCTCGTTATGTCGTCCCAGATGACAGAAGTTTTTAGTGCTTCTATCTGATCAAGTGTTGCGTTGATTTTAGTTGATTCCATACTAAGCTCCTACTGGTACAAGGTTGCCTCTCTGAACCTGATTAGCCACTTGCTCATCAGGCATTACAGTTGGCTGAATCTGTTGCATATTACGTCTGAAGTCCTCCACATTCTTAGCTCCAAGTTGATAGGCTATATATGTGAAAATTCGAGTTACATCAAACTGTTGCATGAGTTCAGGTGTAGTGCCTATTACTTTGAACATCTCAATCCATGCATCAGAGAAGTTACCTCCAGGGATAGAGCCATCCCTAACAATTAAGTCATAGTTGATAGCTAAGTCGTAAGGTGATACACTTAAGCTTTTCCTAGCCTTACCAAACATAGACTGGAGCCTGTCAGCGTGCCGACCTACTATCCGAATATACTGTTGTTTAGTCATATACTGCTGAGTGTGGACAGCGAACTGAGTGCCTACATCTTGCATAAATTGAAGGCCTATGATCATAGCTATTCGCTGAAGTCTGGATACAGCAGAACTACGAGTACCTTGAAACTCACCCTTTGTGAGTCTCTCAGGGCCACCCATTCTTATAGCACCCTGCATTGACTGATCAGCACCAGATATTCTATCCATCCACTGAGTGATGTAAGCTGAGTCAGCTATATTAGCACGAGTTATGTCTTGGACAGCCAGTTGCTGAACAACTTTATCAACTCCACGTCCCCAAGCAGGGCGACGTAAGCGGATGAGTTTACCTGGTTGAGGATCCTTTAGGTCATTAATATTTACTAAGTAAGGATCAACTACAAGCATATCATTAATAGCTTTACGAACATTAGCTATGTGTGAGTTAAATAGAAAGTCAAGTGTATGCTGAAGTCCGTGCAGGATTTCTAAGCGCCCTATTGGAGTTATTGAATAGCCATCGTATTCAGGTGAAGCAACTGAAATAGGATACATTCCGTGATTGTGGTCAGCTTTTTCACAAGCTATTATCACATCATCTGCAGCAAGTTCAAAGTACCACTTTTCAGGATACTCACTGTCTCCAAGCTTCCAATCCTTTGGGATAAGGTTAACATACATCTTAATGACATCAACTGGATTGACAGTTTGAGTCATAGACCTGGAGATTTCCTTTGATCCTCTATGTCTCTTTGCCCTATCAGATTGATCAAGGGCTAATGTAGAACGCTTGTCCTTTCTATGTTTTAAGTATTTCACATTGAAGTAGCCAGAGTCAGGTATGGCTTCTTCACTTAGTAAGTTCATGTAGTTGTCACGATCTACCCACCCATTGAACTCACCCTGTTGAATGTCAGAGCTGGCTACAGATGGATCAGGAAGCCACATATAAGGATCTATGTTTGAGAGATCGTTGCCTTCAAATAGTAAGTCGTTTAACATACTGACTTCAGTTACAGAGCTCTGACCCATATCTGATAAGGTAGTAACCTTTGATCTAACAGGTCTACGACCGTATTGCTTTCTCCACCCTGGAATAGCTATGCCAACTCCATAGCTTAAGCAGTCTCGTAGAGCAGTGTGGACATTGAGAGGAACTTTGTTCTTTATACAATGGAGTCTAATGCACATCTCAAGAAGCATAGCACCTACAGTGTCATCGTCTTCAACACCCTCATATTGAAAGATAGGGTCTTGAAAGAAAGCCATTGTTAGATAAGTGAGTAGTGCTTCAAGCATTGAGTAAGTGTAAGGGAACACTATTTCAATAGGTTTATTAGGATCCTTCTGTTGAATCTTCTCACTCTTCTCACTTGGCTGAATGTAGGTAGTGAGAGTCTGATCTACGGCCCTCCATGAGTCAAAGCGCTTAGACATCTCATTACGAGACTCACGAGCTCGCTGCCAGATTTTGTTCCTTATCTCTGTATGAAAGTCAGAGTCAGGCCTTAAGTCGAGATCATTAGGGTAATCGTAGTTGTAGTTTTTCTTATCGTAGAAGCTTTCCTTCCAACTAGATGGTTCCCCTCTTACAATGTAAGGCATTTTAAGTCTCCAGTTCGTTTAAAAATTGAACAATCTTATGGTGCTGCAGTTGTCGGTGGTACAGTTGTTGGTGCAGCTGTTGTACAAGTCTGTCGTATAGGATCATGTACATCGAAAGAGCACCACCTGCCAGTTAGACGCACTCCAGAATCAAGTGCTATGCCTTGTACTATCCATTCACCAGACTGATTAAGATCTCCAATAGCACAATCGTAATAAAGTCTCTGATTATCGTCAGGATCTTGTGTAGCTCCCCAACAACCCAGAGTTCCATCTGGCCTTATATATCTTATCTGCTTTGTAGCATAACCTGATATATCTATTCCTGCATCAACTGTTAATCTAGGAGTATCGTTAACAAAGGTTTCCATAGAACTCTATCTCCTCTGCCATAGTTGAATAACATACTATTTCATCTGTCATCTTACCATATAGGATCTTATAGCATATCTCCTCTGGTACATTAGTTGTAGGTGGAACTGTTGTTAGCCACGGATAAGTAGTAGGTGGCGTAGTAGTAGGAGGAGGAGTTGTCGGTGCTATAGTAGTAGGCGCTAGTGTAGTAGGCGCTATAGTAGTTGGTGCTAAAGTTGACGGTGGCACACTAGTGGGGGCAACTGTCGTTGGCGCTGCGGTAGTGGGCGCTACAGTTGTAGGTGCCACCGTAGTTGGAGCCAGAGTCGTTGGTGCTAAGCTTGTAGGAGCTACTGTAGTTGGAGGTGCTGTCGTTGAGGTGTCGTAGTCAACAGTGGCATTGTAGACTGACAAGACCAATGGAGCATAGTCAGCATCTACCTCAGTAGCTTTATCAACAGTCGCTGGAAATGTAGCTAAGTTTAATGTAGCAGAGCCAACTTCAACTGTTACATCAAGAGATATGTCAGCTGCATAAGTTGCAAGGGATAGTGAAGCAACTCCAGCATCTACATTCAAGTCAAGTGATACGTCAGCTAAGAATGTATCTATTTCAAGGGTTTCATAAGTAGCTTCTACCTCAGTAGCTTTGTTAACAGAAGCTTGGTAAGTTACTAAGGTTAGTGATATAGAGGCTGGATCTACTGATACATCTATATCTGCAGATATAGTTGCTTGGTAAGTAGCTAATGTGAGTGTTGAGTAAGTAGCACTTACCTCAATGTCTTTATCTATAGTAGCTGAATAAGTAGCTAATGTAAGTGTAGAATAAGTTGCTGCTACATCTAGCTCAGCATCAACATCTGATTGGTAAGTAGCTAAGCTCAAAGTAGCTACATCTACATCTATGTCTAACTCAGCATCTACGTCAGCAGTATATGTAGCCAGATTAAGTGCGGCATAGGTAGCATCTACTTCTAAAGCCTTATCAACTGTTGCTTGATAAGTTATAAGTGACAAAGTAGCATATGAAGCTTCAATCTCAATAGCTTTATCTACAGTGGCATTGTAGGTAGTTAAAGTTAGAGTTGCTACACCTACATCTATATCTAATTCTGCATCTACGTCTGCTGTGTATGTTGTAAGAGTTAATGTAGCATAGGTAGTGTCTATCTCAACGGCTTTATCTACAGTAGCCTGATATGTGGTTAAGTTAAGTGCTACAGCATTTGGACTAGCTTCTATATCTATATCTGCAGATATAGTTGCACTATAGGTAGCTAATGTTAATGCTTCAGAAGTAGTATCTATCTCAACATTTTTATCTATAGTAGCTGAATAGGTAACTAATGTAAGTGTTGTATAAGTTGCATCAACTTCAGTGGCCTTATCTACAGTCGTATTATATGTAGATAGAGTGAGACTTTCATAAGTTGCTTCAACTTCTACAGCTTTATCTACTGTAGCCTGATAAGTTGTAAGATTTAAAGCAGCGCTAGTAGCTGATACTTCTAAATCGAGTGAGATATCAGCTGTGTAGGTGACTAGTGTTAATGTAGCATAAGTAGCATCTATATTCAGATTAAGAGATATATCAGCCGTATAAGTTGCTAAATTTAAGCTTGCATATCCAGCGTCTATTTCATAAGCTTTATCTACAGTAGCAGAATATGTAGCAAGTGTTAATGCTACGTAAGTTGGTTCAGCAACTATGTCTTTGTCTATTGTAGCACTGTATGTTGCAAGAGTTAGAGCGGCTGTATTAGCATCTATTTCAGTAGCTTTGTCGACAGTTGCTGTGTAAACTGCCAGTGATAGTGTAGCATATGTAGCATCTACTTCAATTGCTTTATCAATAGTTGCTGGATAAGTAGTTAGACTAAGAGCTGCATATGTAGCATCAACAGCTATATCAACATCTGCTGTTACAGAGGCTTGATAAGTGGCTAATGTTAAACTCTCATAGCCAGATTCAACTTCAATGTTTTTGTCAACTGTGGCAGGATAAGTTGCAAGTGTTAGAGCCACAGATGCTGGTTCAGCTGTAGTATTTTTATCTACATCAGCTGTGTAAGTAGCTAATGTTAGAGCTACTGATGTAGTAT